TTGATAATCTCTCAATTTTAGAAGGTGGTAGTGGATATAAGGTCGGTGATTTAACAGTTTTTGATGATACTGGAACTGATGGTTCAGGTTTTAGTGCAGAGGTTGATGAAATTGTAGGAATAGGTGTTTCAAGAATTGATACATCCTTAGAAAGATTTGAAAATTTAGTTTTTGTATGGAATAATAGTGATGAGGTTATAGCAAATTATTTACCATTTATAGAGTTAAATGATAAAACTTCAATTTCAGTATCAGGACTTAGCACATCAATCGTTAATCTAAGTGGTTCTTTCAAGATAGGTATCTCGACTGATACAATAGGTCTTGCAAGAACTATGTCAACAGGATCTGCAAATGGTAAAATCGAAGACATATATGTATCAAATATCCCAAATACAGTATCTATTGGTGGTTCACTTAGAGTAGGAACAGAAACATTAAGAGTTTTAAATGTATTTGATACTCAAAAAGTAATCAGAGTTCAAAGACACACTGGTATTGCTCACACATTAGGATCAAAAGTAGATGTTTTAAATAATAGAATTAGTATTCCTGTTAAAACAAAGAAATTTGAATCAAAAATAAATGATTTAGTATATTTTAATGCACCACAATCTGTTGGTGTTGGAACAACTTCTGGTGGTGCAACTGTGGTTGAATATGTTATTGGTGAAACAAAACAAAATTTACCTATACCAACAAGAACCATACACTTACCAAATCACCCATTCAAGACAGGTCAAAAGGTAACTTTAAATAAAAGAAGTGGAGCAAATAGATTAGATGTAGGAAGAACACCAAATGTATCTGAATTTAAAGTTCCACATGTTGGAAATGATTCCATTGATCTTTATATAATTGATAAAGGTGAAAATTATGTTGGAATATTAACCACCAAAGTTGGAATAGGAAGCACAAGTGAAGGATTATATTTTTACTCAAAAGGATCAACTTCTGGAATTAACTCAGGAACGTACTTCTTTACTTCTAATTTTGATCAAGTAACTGGTGATATTGATAAAGTAACAACTACTGTGACCACTAATGTTTCTGCTGCTAATACAACAACTCATAATTTACTTGAAAATGACATTATAAAAATGAATGTAGTCCCTAATCTATCAGTCGGAATAGGGACAACAACACCAATTTCGATTAACTTTAATTCTGAATTTGAAAAATTATTAGTAAATCCAATCACTTTTTCAGCATCAGACGTTGAGACTAATAGAATTGATATTAATAATCATGGTTTAAAAACTGGTGATAAAATATTTTATGATGGTGGTGCTACAGGATTATCAACTGGAAGTTATTTTGTAAATAAAATTAGTGATAGGTATTTTGAATTAACTGAAACATTAAGCGATTTAAGTCAAACACCTGTCAAAACAGTCCTTATAACAGCAAACACTGGTGGATCTAATCAATCAATTTCACTCATAAACCCAAAAATTGATATTGTTAAAAACTCTAAATTAACATTTGGATTGTCAAGCACAACTTTATCTAATTTTGATTTTAAATTATTCTATGATAAAGAACTTACAAATGAGTATCTAAGTTCACAAGATTCAACTACTTTTAATGTTAATAGTGTTGGAACACTAGGATTGCCTAATGCGGAGTTAACAGTTCAATTTACTCAATCTACACCAGAAAAATTATATTATGGATTATCTAAAGGTGGTTACATAAGCACATCAGATACTGAAGTTCAAAATTATTCAGAATTGAGATTCGTTGACAGTGTTTATAACGGAGAATATAATATATTTGATGTTACAAATGAGACATTTAAATTTTCACCGTTGGTTCCTGAACTGACAACTTATTTAAATACAGATTGTGAGACGTTAGAATATTCAACCAGATCAACAAACGTTGTTGGTTCTATAAAAGATTTTAAAATTATTTCACCTGGATTTAATTACAAAAAACTACCTAAATTTAAATCAGTCACAAGTGCTAATGGAAAAAATGCAAACATAGTTGCTATATCTACTTCAATAGGTAGAATAAAAAATGTTAGAATAGTTGATATAGGATATGAATATTCATCAGATAAAACTTTAAATCCAGAGGCATTTATTTCACCTGTTGTTAACATTGATAATCTTGATGTTATTAATTCAGTAAATGTGATAAATGGTGGAATAAATTATATTACCGCACCTAATTTAATAGTTTTCAATCCAGTATCTAATAAAGTTGTAGATACTTTATCACTTAGTCCCATAGCACCCAATCAAACAATTACTGAGGTTAAAGTTCTTGCACCAGTAACAGGATTAGATTCTGTTAATCATTCATTAATTGCAATTAATAATTCAAATGGTATTGGAATAAATTCAATTGAATCAAGTGTGTCAGGTGTGGTAACATGCTTCCTTGAAACACCCATGAATGGATTTGTAGATCCGCAACCATTTGCAATAGGGGATGAAATATTTGTAGAGGGTATTCAAAGATTAGGAGAGCAGGGTGTAGGATCTACACAAGCAGGTATTTCAACAAACACATCAATTGATGGTGATGGATTTAATTCTGAGAATTATAATTATCAATTCTTCACTATTGATGATTATATTTCTGGCACACAAGCAATACTCAAATTTAGTTTAGCAGGTTTAACAACTAATACAGGTATTGCTAAAACATTCCAATCAGGATATGCAACAATTGTCAATAAAAATAAATATCCTATATTAGAACCAGTTCAAACAAGAGGTGTTTTTGAATTAAATGAATCTTTACTGGTTGATAATGTTATAACAGATTTATCAGTTGTTGAAATAAGAGATGATTTTGTTAAACTTGATGGAAAATTTGAAATAAAAAAAGGTGATCGAATAACTGGTAGATCGAGTAATGTTTCTGCTGAAATTACAAGTATTATTGCAAATAAAGCAAAATTCAAAACAGATTTTGCAAATCGTCAAGAGTATGGTTGGATAGATGATATTGGTAAATTAAATGAGGATTATCAGGTAATACCAAATAATGATTATTATCAAAACTTATCTTATACAGTCAAGAGCACCATTGAGTGGGACAAATTTGTAAATCCTGTTAATCGATTGGTTCATCCTGCTGGATTAAAGAATTTTGCTGATACCTCAATTGAAAGTAAAGTAACAGTAGGTGTAGGAACCACTGCAACAACAAAAGATTTAATTGTTCTTGATGTTGCGAATGTTCTTGGATTGGAGGATAAACAAAGAGTTGATGCAATTAATAATTTTGATTTTGTTAGAGATTATGATTCAAGAATTAATGCATCAAAATTTATTGAATTATCAAACAAAGTTTTAACTGATTTCACAAGATGCAAAACAAATAGAGTATTAGTTCATGATGATATTAGTAACAAATTTTCAAGCACTGGTTTCCAAGAAAATAATACTATAATTGAATCACTAGATGAGGATTTTGCAAATTATTTAATTCAGATAATTGATCCTGATACTTTTGATACTCAGTTTACAGAATTAGTTGTTTTAACAACTACTGATGATGCTATTCTTTTTGAAAAAACTACTGATTTTACAACTTTAAAACTAGGTAATTTTTCTACTGAAATTACTGGTTCAGGAAATAAAAATTTAATATTTACACCCACCGAAGAATTTACAAAAGATCATGATATAAAAATTTTAAAAATTGATTTTAATACAGATTTAGTTGGTATTGCAACTAACTCGATAGGAAGTATTGATCTCACTGGATCTAATATTGGTGTTAGTAGTGTAATAACAGGAGTAACAACGACTACAATCGCACAGTTTTCAAAAAATGATTTCAATGGTCTCTATGCAAACATATATGTTCAAGATAGTTTTACTAAAGAAATTAATTACAATGAAGTTGTAGTTGACTTTGATGGAATTGACACTACAATATCTCAAACATATGTTGATTCTCAATCAGGTTTAAGTAATTCATCAGTTGGAGTCATTACAGCAAGATATGAAAATGATTTTATTAAATTACAATGTGAAAATGATAGAGTTAATCCACTTGAAGTAAGATCTAATATAATCGGATTAGGAACAGTTACCTCTGGAATCGGAACTTATCGTTTTTCAGTTACTGGTCAACCAGCAGGTCTAGAGAGAAGTATAAGATTAGAGTCTATTAATGCCACTGGAACAGCAAGCACAATTACATATGGAACTATTAGTAAATTAATTGATAGTTCTGTTAAATCTGTGGTGAGAGTTTCTTGTGGAGAAACATCTGCAATACATCAAATAATATCCATAAGAGATGCTGATGATATTTTAACTGTTCAATATCCTTTTGTATCAGTTGGTTCTACAAGTGGGATAGGAACTTTTGGAGGAGAAATAAGTGGTAATGATATAAATCTTAGATTTTATCCAGATTCTGAATTTGAATCATTAATTCAAGTTCAAGCGTATAATCAAATTTTCTATACAACAAGTGATTTTTCAAATACACCTCCCGATTTAAATTATGGTCCAGTTACTCAAAAAGTATTTTTATCAACATATGATGGTTTAAGTGGATTGAGAGCAAATAAAGTAGAATTTGATTTAAATTATGAAGGAACACCAATATACTCAAAAACTTTTGATCCTGATGGGGTCGGTCTTGAAAAATCCACAGGTGTATTTACAATACCAAATCATTTTTTCAATACTAATGAAGAATTAACTTATAAACCAGAATCAACATTTATTGGAATAGCAGCTACTGCAGTTTCAATAGGTGCCACTGCAAACACAGCGGGAGTTGTAACGACAATATTACCAAGCACTGTTTTTGCAAAAGTTTCAGATGAAAACAAATTCCAGTTATTTACAAGACGTGAATACGTATCATCTGGGTCTGCTGTTACATTTACTGGTATTGGAGAAGGTAATGCACATAGATTATCAATGACAAAGCAATTGTCAAAAACAATTATTGGTTTAGATGGTGTTGTGCAACAACCAATTACTTTCACTTCAATATCTCATACGTTAAGTGGTAATATTGGTATCGGATTAACACAACTAGTGCTTAGTGGAATCGGTTCTGTTACAACTTCTGATTTACTTAAAATTGATGATGAATATGTATCAGTAACTGAAGTTGGTTTTTCGAGCACACCCACAGGAACTATAAATGATGCGACAGATGTGGCATTAGGTATTGCAACTCTACCGACTGTTAAAGTAACTAGAGGTCAATTAGGTATTCCAGCATCTTCTCATTCTGACGGTGCGACTGTAAGAGTTCATAGAGGATCATTTAATATTGTAGATAGTAAAGTTTATTTTACAGATCCACCAAAAGGAAATACCAGAAAAAGAAGAGATGATACAAATTTACCATTCGTTAAAGCAGATTTTAGTGGAAGAACTTTTTTAAGAAGCAATTACTCAACTAACATGTTGTTTGATGATATATCTGACAACTTTACAGGTATTGGAAAAACATATAGTTTGACTGTTGGTGGTGCAAATACATCTTCTGGCATAGGTATTGGTAATGGTGTATTATTCTTAAATGGTGTATTCCAAACTCCTTTAACAACTAATAATACTGGAAACAACTATGAATTTATTAGTGATACAACTGCAGGTATATCAACTGTTGAATTCACTGGTATAACGTCAACAAATGGTGACTTTATCGTATCTGAATCTGATATTAATCAAAATCAGGTTCCTAGAGGTGGTATTATTATTTCATTAGGATCAACAGCAGGTCTTGGGTATGCTCCTCTACAAGGAGCAAAAGTTAAAGCATTTAAGAATGCTGCTGGAGGATTAACAAGTATTGTTGGTATTGGAACCTCTTCAGGATTTAATTTAGGAATACAAACTGCAGTATATGATAATACATCTGGTATTATTACAGTTACAACAAACAAAGTTCATGGTTTTGCATTAGAAAGACCTAATACTGTTAAATTAAAAAATCTAGAGTTTAGTTGCGTTGGTTATAGTGGTGTTACTACAACTATATTCCAAGATCATGAAAGAGGTTTATTCGTGGTTGGTATTATATCTGATAGATCATTTGAAGTTCAAGCAGGACCAAGCACAATTGCTCATACTTATGTTGGTGGTGGAGAGGCATATGAATTCTTCGGAGATCTTACTTTTGGTTCAGGATATCGTGGTGGTTCTGTTGCTATTGGAATCACTGATCAAGCGTATGAGCATAGATTTGTAAGTTCTGGTATAGGATCAATACGAAAGGGAAATTTTGCTGGTGATGCATTTACAGCTACTGATGCTGTATATACTTCTCATACAGGAACTTTATTATTAACAATTCCAAATCACGGTCTTACAACAAGTGACACTGTTGGAATTGATACTGGTGGATTAGTATTCAAATGTTCAAAAGATAATTTCTTCTCAAATCACCCATATCCAAGAGCAGTATCAAAAACAAGTTTCCCTAATTCAGATCCTATTGCAGGTATTCAAACTGCAATTATTGCGAAAACTGACGATACAATAACACTTCAAGTTGGAGTTGGTGGAGGTGCAGGTAATGGTGCAGTCGTTACCGCAACTGTTGGTGTTGGTGGAACTCTTGCATTTAATATTGTTTCTGCAGGAACAAGTTATGTAAATCCAGAAATAATAATACCAGAACCAAATTATAGTAACTTACCAGTTATAGGAGTTTCAAGACTTGGTGTTGGTTCAACAACTGATACTGGTTCAAACTTATTGATAGATGTTGAAGTAAGTGCAGCATCTACAACTGTAGGTATTGGTTCGACAACATTTGAAATATCCAAATTTAACATTACTAGACCTGGTCACTCATTTAAGATTGGTGATAAATTCAAACCTGTTGGTCTTGTAACTGCTGCACACTTATCTAAACCAATTAATGAATTTGAGTTAGAAGTATTATCAATATTTAATGATAAATTCTCTGCTTGGCAATTTGGTGAAATAGATTTTATAGATGATATAAAAAATTTACAGAATGGTTCAAGAACAAGATTCCCATTATTCTTTAATGGTCAACTATTAAGTTTTGAAAAAGATGATTCTAATCCACAGTCTGCTTTAATTGATTTAGATGCTGTATTACTCATATTTGTAAATGGTGTATTACAAAAACCAGGTGAATCTTACCAGTTCCAAGGTGGAACAACCTTTACATTCACTGAAGCACCTACTGGAGAAACATCACCTGGTTTAGATGATCATGATAAAGTAAGTATTTTCTTCTATAAGGGTCAAGAAGGAGTAGATGTTGATGTTGTTGATGTTTCAGAGACACTGAAGAGAGGTGATGAGATTAGAATTTTGAAACATCCTGTAGGACTGACAACTAATCAGGAGAGTGAAAGAGTAATTAAAGATATTTTAGGTGCTGATTTGGTTGAAACAAACATTTATACAGGTGTTGGTGTTGATGAAAAAAATGAAAAACCAATAAGATGGACTAAACAAAAAGTTGATTTAGTTGTAAATGGAGAAATCATTGATAAATCAAGATCATCTATCGAACCACAAATTTATCCTACTGCCAAAATTATTGGTGATTTATCAGATACATCTGGTTCAACTGGAACAGGTGGAATATTTGTAGATGATGCTGAAGTATTTTTCTATGAAAAAGGTGATCATTTGATCGCTGCTGACAAATATGGTATTACTATAAATGAAATTGATGCCTTAATAACATCAGGAAAGATAAATGTTGGTGCTTCAGCAACTGCTATTGTTTCTGCTGCTGGAACTATATCAATTGATGTTACAAATGCAGGATCTGGATATTTATCAGCACCAAGTATAACAATTCGTCCACCAATTGGATCTGGAACCACAACTGGTATTGGGTCTACTGCGTCAGCAACAACCACTATAACAAACGGTTCAGTTAGTGATATATCACTTACAGCTGTTGGTTTTGGTTATACTCGTTCCAATCCTCCAGAAGTTATTCTAGAGTTACCCAAATTCCAAACTGAAAAAGTTACGTCAATTGATAATATTGAAGGATTTACTGGTATCATTACTGGTATTACTACAACAACTAATAGTGGTCAATCAGCACTTAAGTTTTTCTTTAGAGCAACGAAGACTGCAAACAGTTTATTAGTTGGATATCCAATATTAGTAAAAGATACTACTGAAGGAAACGGAGTGATATCTGTTGACACGCATAATTCATCTATAGTAGGTATTGGCACGACATTCTTAGATAACATCTATAAAGTTCATGCCATCACTTCAAATGGAGAAGACGGTGAAATTACTTGTAATGTGCAGAATGGTTCAAACATAGGTGGAATCTCTACAGATGGGTTCCATTATCCAACTGGTATTGGAACGTCTAGAGTATTGGGTCGATTAAGTTGGGGTAGATTATATAATGCAACAAGAGCAGATAATCCAATTTCGATTGGAGTAACTGGATTGACAGTTAATTCAGGTTTGAATACCTTCCCAACAATTCAAAGAAAGAATTACACTCAAGCATCTCTTAGAGGTCTAAGATCATCAGGTGCGTTGAGAGTGTTTGGACTTTGATCTTATAACCACTATAAATAAAAAGAAAAGTAAAATTTTAAGATGTCGGCAATTGTTACTGACCAATTTAGAATTCTGAACGCAAATAATTTTGTAGAATCAGTAGAAAATACAAATAATTCATACTATGTTTTTGCAGGATTATCAAATCCAGCAGGATCAGGGACTTTAGTGGGTTACGGTAGATCATCAGATTGGAATTCAAATACTCCAGCACCAACAGATAGTTTTTCATACAGATCTCATACTGGAGATACTATGATGTTTGGTAAAAAGGTATCATCAGCAAATATAAGAAGAATTATAAGAAGAGTTGATTGGGTATCTGGAAATAGATATGAAATATACAGAGATGATTATAGTGCATCTAATCCCAGTCCATTAACAGCTGCTAATAGATTATATGACGCAAACTACTACGTACTTAATTCCGACTTCAAAGTTTACATTTGTATTGATAATGGTTCAAGTGGAACTAACCCGCTTGGGAATGTGTCTCAAGATGAACCAACATTTACAGATTTAGAACCATCAAAGGCAGGAAATAGTGGAGATGGATATGTTTGGAAATATCTATTTACAGTTTCTCCCAGTGATATTATAAAATTTGACTCAACAGAGTTTATAACTGTTCCTAATAATTGGTCTACAAGTTCTGATTCACAGATTAGAGCAGTTCGTGAAAATGGTGATTCATCTGTAAATGAGAATCAAATCAAACATGTTTACATTCAAAATGCTGGAACTGGATATGCTAACGGATTAAGTCAAGAGGTCGATATCATAGGAGATGGTTCTGGTGCTAAAGCAAGAGTTGATGTTGTAAATGGTGCGATAACAGATGTTACAGTAAGTGCAGGTGGAAAAGGATATAGTTACGCTTTGGTTGATTTAGGAACTCTTAATAGTAACGTAAGTTCTACAGGAAGAGCAAAGTTAATACCCATAATTCCACCAGCTTTAGGTCATGGTTCAGATGTATATACTGAATTGGGAACTGATAGAGTAATCGTTTATGCTCGATTTGATGATTCAACAAAAGATTTTCCTATTGATACAAAATTTGCTCAAGTAGGTATAGTTAAAAATCCAACAAAAGTAGGAACTTCTGTAACTTATACTGACAATACTTTCTCTTCAGTTAAAGCAGTTAAATTTAGTGCTGTGACTGGAACTCCACAAGTTGGTGAAGAAATTAAACAAGTTCTCACTCTTGCACCAAATACTGGTAAAGTTGCAAGTGGATTTATTGCTTCATATGATATCGAGACAAAAGTATTAAAATATTTTAGAGATAGGTCTCTACATTTTAACAGAACAACTTACGATCATACAGATTATACTGGAATATCAACAAGTGGTAGAATGTATGATTTTGAGTCTGATTCAAATGCTAATGATATTAAAGGTGTCGTATCAACGTTCTCTGGTTCAATTTTTTCAAATTTTACAGGTATAACAACAAATCCGACTGGTAATAAATTAATAAATTTAGAAACCAACTTTGTCTCAGGTTTATCTGATTCTGAGATAAATAAAGGGTCGGGTGAAATAGTTTACTTAGATAATAGACCTTTGATTGTTAGAAACGCTAGACAAAAAGAAGACATTAAAATCATACTCGAATTCTAAAAATGCCACAAAAGACTAACTTAAATATATCACCTTATTATGATGATTTCGATAAGGCAAATAATTTTTACAAAATACTATTCAAACCTGGATATCCAGTTCAGGCACGAGAGTTAACTGGTTTACAGTCTCTTTTACAGAATCAAGTTGAGTCTTTTGGTAAGCATATATTTAAAGAAGGTTCTATGGTAATACCTGGTGGTATTGAATATGATCCTACTTATTTTTCAGCAAAAATAAATTCAACACACTTAGGTGTTGATGTATCAATATATTTGAATGAAATAATATCTAATAATAATGGAAAAGGAACAAGAGTAAGAGGACAAAGTTCTGGAATAGTTGCAACAATAAAAAATTTCATACTTCCTCCTGAAGAAGGTGTTGATGATATAACAATTTTTATTAAATATAATCAATCTGGTGATTCTGGAGAAAGCGTAGCGTTTCCAGATGGTGAAGTTCTTATATTGGAAGATAATATAACTTATGGAAATACAACTTTAAACGCAGAAGAAACTGTTTTAACCCTAGTATCTGAAAATGCCACTGCAACAGGATCTGCTTTTGGTGTAAGTAAGGGTGTCTACTTTATGCGTGGAATATTTGTTGATGTTCCAACCTCTCTTATTATCCTTGATCCATATTCAAATACACCTTCATATCGTGTTGGATTTGAAATTTTAGAGGAAATTGTAAATGCAAATGATGATTCATCTTTATATGATAATGCAAAGGGATTTACTAATTTTGCAGCACCTGGTGCTGATAGGTTTAAAATCACAGTAAAACTTTCAAAAAAAGCACTTCAAGATTATGAAGATACCAACTTTGTTGAATTATTCAGAACAACAAATGGAGAAACTAAGAAATTACAAGATTCTACAGTTTATTCAGAGTTAAAAAAATATTTTGCTAAGAGAACTTATGATGAATCAGGTAACTATTCAGTAGAACCTTTTAGACTCACTACACAAAATTCATTAAATGATGAGGTAGGATCTGGTGGATTATATACAGCAGATGTATTAACCGATAAAGGAAATGTTCCGACTGATGACTTAATGTGCTTTAAATTATCACCAGGCAAAGCTTATGTAAGAGGTTTTGATGTATATAAACCTGGAACAACTGTAGTAGATGTAGAAAAACCTAGAGATACAAAAACAATTAAAGCAGCATCGATTCCATTTAATATGGGTAGTTTAATTAAGGTTGTTCATGCAATCGGAACACCTTTTATTAATATTGGTGGCACAAATACAAATGTAATTCAACTATACAATCAGAGAAGAGGTGCTGCTACTGCTCAAATTAGTGGGTTACAGATAGGTGAAGCAAGAGTATATTCATTTGGTGTTGCTGATGCACCCTATACAGGTAATACAACAGAGTGGGATTTACATTTATATGACATTCAAACATTTACTATTTTAAAGTGCAATTCTTTAACAAATGCATCAGATAAAGTTGCAGGAACAAGAGTCAGAGGTTTAGCAAGTGGTGCAATTGGTTATCTTGCAAAAAATGCAAATGCAACTGGTGTAAATGAATTGGCAGTATCACAAACAACTGGTGCTTTTATTAATGGAGAACAAATATTATTTAATGAAAAAACAGCAACCGAGACAGCATCTATTATAGAAGTTCTTCAATACACCACAGATGATATTAAAATGGTGTATCAAGATACTACTGGAGATGGAACAGGTGTTCCAAAATTTGCTGCAGATACAAAATTGTATAATCGTATTCTTCCTGGTTTTTCAGGATCAGACATACTAAATGTAACAAATACTGCTGCTCAAGTAAATAATCGAAATTTTGCAGGAGTTGGAATAAAAACAGATTCAATTATTGCGTTTAATAATGGAGCTACTACAGATCCAATTTTTAATAGAATTGCAAGTATATCTACTAACGGAAAGGTGATTACCTTAACTGCTGATAAAAACTCTGTAAGTGGAATTTCCAATGGTGCTGTATTATCTGGGTTGTCAACTTCATCAACATTTAGAATTAAAGTTCCAAAAATTATTAATAAAGATTCAGGAATATTTTCAAAACTACCTAGACCAGTAATAGCAAATCTTGATACATCTGGTTCAAATTTAATAATTAGTAGACAGATTGTTAATCAAAGTGTATCTAGTAAATCATTAAGTATAAATTCTCAGGCAGCGTTTGATGCAGCATCTGGTATCACAAGTGTATTTTTTGAGCCTTTTGATGCTGAAAAATATTCAATTACTTATTCAGACGGTTCTATTGAACCATTAACATCAGATCAAGTAACTGTTTCTGATAATGGAAATGTTGTATCATTTAGTGGTTTAAAAGAAACAACAGCAAATCAAGTTGTTGTAAATACAACTTTGAAAAAAGTAGGTGCCTCAAGTAAATCTAAGGATTACTTAAGAAGTCAGCAATTAGAAGTAACTCGCACATCAGGTGTTAATACATTAAATGGTCTTGCAATACATGATGGATATGGTTTGAGAGTTGAAGATAAAGAAATTTCATTAAACGTTCCAGATGTATCAAAAGTTATCGCTGTATATGAGTCAAAAACAACAAGTGCTCCAACATTAGATGCTTTGACATTTGTTTCTGGTTTAAATCTTAACACTAATGCAATAGTGGGTGAAAAAATAACTGGTAAGGATAGTAGAGCCGTCGGTCAAATAGTTACTGCACCAAGTGGAACTGAGATAAGATTTGTTTATCTCAATGCAAATAAGTTTACAATTGGAGAGGTTATAGAATTTGAAGAATCAGCAATTGAGTCAGTGCTGCAAGGAATAGAAATTGGTAATTTTGTAAATCGAACAGAAAATTACAAATTAGATAAAGGTCATAAAATTCAGTATTGTGATTATTCTAAAATAGTTAGAAAAGCAAAATCAGCAATTCCTTCTAAAAAATTATTAGTAATTTTTGATCAATATCAAGTATCAAGTGGAAACTCAGGTGATTTCTTCTCAGTTAACTCTTATACAAAGGAAAGATATTCAAATGACATACCATTAGTAGGTGACTTTAGAGCTACAGATATTATAGATTTAAGACCAAGAGTTAATGCGTTTACAGTAACAAATTCATCTAAATCTCCATTCTCATTTACATCTAGAAGTTTTGAATCAACTAATCCATTTGTAGTTACACCAAATGAAAGTTCAATATTCGGTTATAGTTACTATCTACCCAGAATTGATAAATTAGTTATCAATCAATACGAAGAAGTCAAATTAATAAAAGGTGAATCCTCAGAAAATCCTCAACCTCCAACTGAGTTAGGCAACTCAATGGAAATAGCAGAGATTTCATTGCCAGCGTATCTTTTTGATACTGTTAGGGATCCAGTTATCAAAATGAGGGATAATAGAAGATTCACAATGAGAGATATTGGTGCATTAGAAAAAAGAATTGAAAATCTTGAAATTACTACTTCCTTAACTGCATTAGAGGTAAACGCACAAACTCTTGAAGTCACAGATGCTGATGGTTTGAATCGATTTAAGAGTGGATTTGTTGTAAATGATTTTTCATCTAGAAACTTTATTGATTTTAGACCAGAAACTGGTTCAAGATGCGATGTAGATGTTATTAATAAAGAATTAATTAGTGCTGTTGATTTTTGGTCAATAAATCCAGAATTAGCATTAAATCCAAGTATTGATATCGATGCTGCAGACTTAAATTCAAACTTACAATTGCTCGATACAAATTGTAAAAAAACTGGTGATTTAATAACATTAGATTATACTGAAGTTGATTGGATTGAAAATCCTCAAGCAACTAGTGTTGAAAATGTAAACCCATTTAATGTTATTGTATTCATGGGTGGCATCATTTTAGATCCTCCATCAGACAATTGGACAAGAACTCTCTATATTGAAAATGATAGAATAGAATCATCTGGAGCAAGATGGGTAGAGCAAGCAAATACAGTAGCAGTTGGACCAATCACTGAAACAGATACTGGAAAATCAAAGAATATAGGAGATATACGAGATCCAGAAGGAAATAGTTATAGAGATAGAATTAGAATAGTCCGAAACACATTTAAACAGGAACAAAAATTTAAAACTACCTTTACAAATGTTTTAGAAGGTCCAAGTCATGAATTTGATTATGTTGAAAGTGTCAAAGTAACAAGTGAAGTTGATCCATACATGCGTTCAAGAAATGTTTTCTTCAATGCGAACGGTTTAAAACCATTGACAAAACACTATCATTATCTTGATAATGGTGTTCCTGATATTTTACCTAAGTTAGTTGAAATCACAATGACATCTGGAACTTTTTCAGTATTTGAAAATGCAAAAGTTGAAGTTGATGGTGAGTTAATTGCTTTTATAAGAATTCAAAAACCAAATCATAAATATGGTGATTCTTCAAGACCAGATGTAGGTGCTGGTTTAGGATCCCCATCAGTTTTAGTTGAAGAGTATACAGTTGATCCTTATGACTCTACAAGACCATCTCCATCAGATACATATTCAGCAACATCAAAACTCTTAAATGTTGATACTATATCACTAGCAAATGATGCAAGATATTTTGGATATATTACTAAAGGTGCAAAAATTACGGGCGAGAATAGTGGAGCGGTTGCAAGAGTAAGTAGTATTGATTTATTCAGTGATAATTGGGGCGATTTACTTGGAGCATTTTTCTTTAGGAATCCAAATACTACACCAAAACCACCAACTTTATTCGCTACTGGAACAAAAACATTTAGAGTTACAGCTGCACCAGAGGGAACTATACCAATTCCTGGCAGCACTGCACTTGCTAGTGATGCATCTGGAACATTTACAGGAACAGGAACCATACAGACGACTGTAACGACCAATGTGTCAGTTAGAAATCCACCCCCACCAAGTGGAACTCGTCCAAGTGAAACGACAACCAGAACAAACTTGGTATACAGAGAAGGTCTTGGTGAAAAGTTCAGAGCTCCTCATAGAGACCCTCTTGCTCAATCATTTACCGTTGACGAAACTGGTGGATTCTTAACATCATTTGATGTATATTTTGCATCAAAAGACCCACTTGCAAAATTATTTGTTGAATTAAGAGAAGTAGAATTAGGAACTCCAACTAGTTTCCTTGTTCAAGATTATGCACAAATATCTGTTAATCCAAATAATATTAACACTTCAGATGATGCTTCAGTTGCAACTACATTAAATTTCCCATCTCCTGTTTATCTTGAACCAGAGAAAGAATATGCTCTAGTATTTTTATCACCTGCATCTGATAAGTATGAAATGTGGGTTTCTACAATGGGTGAAAAAACTGTTAGAACAACATCACTTCCTGATGTTCAAAATGTTGTAGTTTCTAAACAATATATTGGAGGAAGTTTATTCAAATCACAAAACGGAACAATATGGACAGCAAGTCAATACCAAGATTTAACTTTTAAATTACGTAAAGCATCTTTCGTTAACTCTGGAACTACTACTTTTTATAACACTGCTGTTGAAGCAGGTAATTTAAATACACAAGTTTTATCATCAAATCCTATTCGCACCTTACCAAGAAAATTAGTAGTAAAATTGACAAGTGCTGGTGCTAATCAATCTGTTCTTCCAATTGGTAGAAAAGTAAGCACAGGTGCCCAAGGTGATGCAGAGGATGTAAGTGTAACAGGTATCATTGAAGGAAGAGGTGCACCAATATCATCTAATACATCTTTTAACATTGTTACAAGAGGTTCTGGATATGAATTAAGTAACCCAAATAATATTCCTCTTATATCACTCACAGGAAGTGGAACTGGTGCTCAATGTTCAGTTTCATTAACAAATGGTGTCGTGGATTCAAATGGTATTAGTAACTTAACATTAGGGACTGGATATCAAGTTGGTGAAGTGTTAACTATTGATAATAGCGATGCAAAAGTATTGAGAGGATCTGGATTTAAATTGGTTGTAACAGCAATAAGTAGCACACTTGACACATTATTCCTTACAGATGTTCAAGGTGATAAATTCCCTAATTCTGAAGCACTTATTCAATATACATCAAATAATACCACAAGAACAACAGTATCACCTGCAACAACTGTTAATGGAGATTCAACTGTTAATGGTGATTTAAATACAGGTAAAGTAATTGAGGTTACTCAATATAACCATGCTCATCATGGTGCTACAAATCAGGTGGAGATAAAAAATGTGAAACCAGATACCACTCTTGTAGTAACATCAGAAACTTTAACTGCAGATGGCACATCAGTATCGATTGCAAATACATCACCATTTAATAGTTTTGGTGGAATTACGACAGATAGAGGAGAAGCGTTAATCGGTGAGGAAATAGTATCTTATGTTGTAGGAACTGGAGTTCTTACTCTCACAAGAGGTATTTTAAATACAACTGCAACAACTCATGATGAGGGTGCTACAATTCAAACTTATGAATCAAGTGGTATGCCTTTAGTTGGTATTAACACAGTATTTACAGTTCCAACTAACACTACATTGAAAAATTCTTCTAATATTGATAATTATTATCTTGAAGTTAATGTTGGAGGTATTGCACCCACAAGAACAGGTAAAACTCTATTATGTTTCTCTAATGAAAAAGCAATTGGTGGAAATAGAGTAGAAATATCTCAAAACCATCAATTTAGTAGTCTTTCACCACAATTCAATGTAATTACACCTGGTAGCACCACTCGTGTTAATTCAACTATAAGAACCATCAGTGGAACCAGTTCAGGGGGGTCGGAAATTTCATTCATAGATCAAGGTTTTGAACCTGCAATATTAAATGAAACTATATTCTACCCAACTCCAAGATTAGTTGCATCTAAACTCAATGAAAACGTTAAACTAGCTGCTTTACCGAAAAATAAATCGCTTACTTTAAATATTGATATGTCTTCATCTGATCCTAATTTATCACCTGTGTTAGATGTTAAGAATGCAACATTTATTTTAGGTAGAAATAAAATAAATGATCCAATAGGAAAAGAAAATTATTCAACTGATACTAGAACAACACAATTAGAAGATGATCCACATGGTTCAATATTTGTATCCGAGAGAGTTGATTTAAAACAACCAGCTACATCTCTAAAAGTATTAGTTGGTGCAAGTGTTCAACCTGAAGCAGATTTCAGAGTTTTCTATAGATTATTCAGTGCTGACTCAACTGAAGTTTCACAAACTTACAGACCATTTCCAGGATTTAAAAATTTAAATGATGTAGATGGTGATGGATTTGGTGATGAAATTATTGATTTAAGTAAAAATGACGGTAGAGCAGATGCGTTTGTATCACCAGATAAATTTGGTTTGTTCTCTGAATATCAATTCTCAGTTGATAATTTAGAGCAGTTTAGTGGTTTTAAAATTAAAATTGTAATGACATCCACTAATGAATCTTATCCTGTAAGAATTAAAGACTTTAGAGCGATTGCATTAGCATAATGATACCAGTAGAGGGTTATAAAAACTTATTTCGTGATGAAAAAACTGGTGCCATAGTAAATATGGATACCAGTGGATATTCTAATTATATGTCTGATAAAAGGAAAAATTCTGACAAACAGTCTGAATTAGATAACATGAAAAAAGAGATTGAAACTCTTAAATTGATGTTAATTGAACTTAGTTCAAAGATAACATCATAGTAAATATAAATACTTTTTAGATCTGAATACGCTAACTTAGATGGCAGATATCAAAGTCAGAGTTGGACAACAAAATGCCACAAAGGTGATTTCATCTCTGGCAGGTGC